TTAGCGGTTCCAGTTGAGATTGTGAAGGGGGTTTTTCGTCACTGCATCTTCCAGGTGATCGGGCGCAAAGTGGGCGTAAACCATCGTCATTTTAATGTCTGCATGGCCCAGAATATCGCGGAGGACCAGTATGTTTCCGCCGTTCATCATAAAATGGCTGGCGAAGGTGTGGCGCAGCACATGAGTACATTGGCCCTCTGGCAAATCGATACCAGCCCGCTTAACAGCACGCTCAAAGGCTTTTCTACACGGTGTGAATAACTTCCCCCGGTTCTTGGGGAGTTCGTCATACAGATCCTGTGAAATCGGGACGGTTCTATTTTTCTTGCCTTTGGTTTTGGTGTAGGTGATGCGGTATTTTGATAATTGATGGCCCTGCAGGTTTTCGGCTTCACTCCAGCGCGCACCGGTAGCCAAACATATTTTTGCAATCATCAGCAAGCTGGGGCTTTGAGAATCGGCGCAGGCATCCAGCAGGCGTTTAATTTCCTCCGGTGCCAGGAACGCCAGTTCACCCTCTGCGATCTTGAATGTTGGTAGCCCGGCGAGTGGGTTGGGTGCTGACCAGTGGCCCAGCTTTTTCAGCGTGCCAAAAACTGATGATAGGTTGCGTTGTTCCAGGTTTACCGTGCGGGGCTTAACTGGCGACATAAGCACGCCATCTTCATTTTTGACCTCACCCTTTAGGCGCGCTTCACGGTATTTTGTAAAGTCTCCGGCAGTTAGCTCCGAGGCAATGGGATCGCCCAGGCCATTACAAATAATGCTAAGTTTTGCCATCAGTCGCTTGGGGTCGGCAAGGGTCTGTCCATATAGCGAATGCCACTGCTCGATTACTTCTGACAATTGCCGCCGGTCATCCTTTTCACCTAACCATGGCTTTTTGTTCACTTCATCCATTGTGAAGTTTTCAAACGCTATAGCCTCGCCTTTCGTCGCAAACTGCTTACGGACGCGCTTACCGTCACGCCCGCTTGGGTAGCACTCGCACAACCATTTCCCGTTTGGCTGTTTTCTGATGGTCATATCAAAGGCTCTTAATTATTTTTAAGGCATGGCCTACTATCTCGATATCATCCAGGCTGCACTCAAAAGATGATTCATCCTGATGCACAACTAACCTGTTTCCTGGCAGGCGAGTTAACTTCACAATGCTTTTTATTCCGTCAATATCAACCAGCCATACTCCGTTAACTGGTGGTGTTTGGCTGCGATCGACCAAATATGAGTCACCACTGGTATTAACCAAAAGTAGGTTACTGGAGCTGGGAGGTAGCAGGCTGCTGTCAATGATTGCTTTGCCTTCCTCAACTAACGAGCCATTAGTAAGAGCCGCTTTGTCAATTTCAGGAGAAACAAGGTCCGAAAGATGTTTAACTTTGCCGGAGTTCACGAAATTGATATCTTTTTTTGTGTCAACATTTGAGCCTGGCTCGCCTTGCCCGGTGGTTAGCCAGAGCAAAGATACCCCTGTTTCAAGAGCGCACTGAATTACCCATTCCGCAGGAAAGCTGTCTCTTAAGTATCTGTTTGCCATGGTGCTTTTAGACGCACCAAGATGATCGCATAGTTGCTGTCTTGACTTGAAATCGTAGGCAGCCATTAGCCTATGGATAGCTTCTCTTCCCCCAGTATTCTCGCCCGCCTTTACCTGTATCATTATTTAATCCTGTTGACGTATCAAATATTGGATCGTAGTATCTCTGTGTATCAACTTTTGAATCATATAAAACAAGATAAAACGACGTAAACCAAACCTTAACCGAGAGATACTGCACTATGAGCACTGATATTTCAATTCGTGTACCAAAAGTTATAGCGACTCCTGCTGAGTTCGCTGAATGGGAGGGGTACTCCCGTGGCTCGGTTTATCAGATGATTCATAACGGTAAACTGGCCAACTACATTGAAAAGAAAGAAAAAAACAAAGGGCGCGTATTCATTCTTTACCTCAAATACAAAAAGGACCAAGCGAGCAAAAACATGGACAAGTCTGCATTCAATTACAACGTTGTAGTTGGTTGTTAAGTTCAATTATGTGAACTTTTGAGGTATGAAACATGTTTGATTATAAGATTTCCAAACATCCACATTTCGACGATGCCTGCCGTGCTTTCGCGTTGCGTCACAATATGGCGAAGTTGGCAGAACGCGCAGGAATGAACGTCCAGACGCTGCGTAACAAACTGAATCCGGATCAGCCGCATCAGCTCACAGCACCGGAAATTCATCTGCTTACCGACCTGACTGAGGACCCCGCGCTTGTTGACGGTTTTCTGGCTCAAATCCATTGCCTGCCGTGCGTGCCATTGAATGAAGTGGCAGAAGAGAACCTGCCACATTACGTCATGAGTGCAACTGCGGAGATTGGGCGAGTAGCTGCAGGCGCAGTATCCGGTGATGTAAAAACCAGTGCGGGCCGCCGCAATGTTCTCAACAGCATCAACTCTGTCACGCGCTTGATGGCACTCACCGCAGTTTCATTACATGCGCGTTTGCAGGCGAATCCGGCGATGGCAAGCGCAGTAGATACCGTGACGGGCCTCGGCGCGTCGTTCGGTCTGATCTGAGGTGATTATGCTGAATAAAGAACCATCTTTCGCGTCACTTCTCATAAAGCAAAGCCCGGCAATGCACTACGGTCACGGCTGGATCATGGGCAAGGATGGAAAACGCTGGCACCCGTGCCGCTCTCAGGATGCGCTGCTGGAAGGTTTAACCGGTAACAGGAAAAGAATGTCATGGCTTTCAAAGCTGAAGATATCACTATCAATATGAGCGCCGGGCAGCGTGCCAGTGCGTTAAATCATATTTCTGTATTACGCACCGCTCTATATGGCGACTGTGAAAAAGAACTTAATCGTTTTATTAACGAAATGCGTGATAAGCGTGATGAAAAGTACGAGCTGAATAATCGTGTGCTTGCTGCATTATTTTTTCTTGCAAATATTAGCAAGGAGCGTCACTGCGTTGAATTTAGTGAGCTGACGAGTGACGAGGTAACCGCACTTATTGGTGTGATGAACCATCTTCGCGCAGTCGTGAGTTTATTTCCAAAACGGCTAGCGATGCCGAATTAACCAGTAAGTGAAATTAATGGCGTAAACCCGCCGGGCATTTTTTTGCCCAAATTCAGGAGAAACAACAATGCGAAATATCGAAACCCGTTCCAACAAAATCGGCCCGGATGATGCAGGTCTTAACCAGATACTGACAGAGGCCCGCATGGAAGAACGCCGCGCACGTGCTGCGGCAATGGCTGCCCGTCTTGATAGCCTGGCTAGCCGCATTAGTTCCCGCCAGCTTAACCACGTTGAGGCTGCAGAGCTGCTGCGCGCCACGGCTGAAAACATCCAGAACGAAGCGCAGGAGATCCACTGATGGCTGATTCAATGGACCTTGTACAGCAGCGCGTTGAAGAAGAACGTCAGCGCCACATCCACACCGCCCGCAATAGAACGCCGGGCGTTTCCCGTGTGCTTTGCATTGATTGTGATGCACCGATCCCGCCAGCACGCCGTCGCGCCATTCCAGGCGTGCAGTGCTGTGTCACTTGTCAGGAAATCGCAGAGCTGAAAGGCAAACATTACGTAGGGGGGGCTGTATGAGCACTATCCTGAAATGGGCGGGTAATAAAACCTCCATCATGACAGAACTGAAAAAACACCTTCCAGCAGGCCCGCGACTGGTTGAGCCTTTCGCGGGGTCGTGCGCTGTGATGATGGAGACAGACTATCCTCATTATCTTGTCGCGGATATTAACGCCGACTTAATCAACCTTTATCAGAAAGTTGCGCAGCACACTGAGGAATTAATTGCATGTGCTCTGGTATTTTTCAGTGAAGACAATAACGCTGAAAGTTATTACCAGCATCGCCTGCGATTTAATACCGATACGACGCTGACCGCGCTGGAGCGCGCGGCACTGTTTTTATATTTGAATCGTCATTGTTATCGCGGGCTGTGCCGTTACAACCTGAGCGGGCAGTTTAATGTTACGTTTGGTAACTATAAAAAGCCCTATTTCCCTCATGCCGAAATTCTCACCTTTGCGGAAAAGGCCCGCCGGGCCACGTTCATCTGCGCCAGCTATGACGAAACGCTGGCAATGCTGCAGGCGGGTGATGTGGTGTACTGCGATCCACCGTATGACGGCACTTTCACTGCATACCATACCGCTGGCTTTAACGAGGATGACCAGTATCACCTGGCCTCTATTCTTGAGCGTCGCTCATCAGAAGGGCATCCAGTCGTCGTATCAAATAGCGATACCTCGCTGACCCGTTCCATTTATCGCAATTTCACCCGCCATGGAATTACCGCAAAACGCAGCATGGGCGTAGCTGCAGGTGATGGCAAATATGCTGCAGAAATCATTGCTACCAAATCAGCACGTTGGTTTGGCGTTGATGATTCACTGGGCCGTGACCGTACTGTTGAGGTGCGTGCATGAATATCATCGATAAGCGTTGCCTCTCCACCGACACAATCAACATCATCAGTATTTCAGGTGGCAAGGATAGCCTTGCCCAGTGGCTGCGTGCCATTGAAAACGATGTTCCGCATATTTCAGTCTTTGCGGATACGGGGCATGAACACCCGCAGACGATGGACTATCTGGATTATCTGGAATCAAAACTGGGTAAGGTGATTCGTGTCAGAGCAGATTTCACGCGTCAGATAGAAGGCAAAAGAAAGTTCATAGCGGAGAAATGGCCTGTTTCTCTGGTGGAAGAATGTGGAATGTCGCTCGATGAAGCGGCTGAACGTGTAAGCCGGGCACTGGAAGTCCTCAAACCCACGGGCAACCCGTTCCTTGATTTATGTATGTGGAAAGGGCGTTTTCCTTCAACTAAGGCAAGATTTTGCACGTTTGATCTGAAACACGAACCCGTTCGCACGCAGGTTGTTGTGCCTGCGCTGGAGGTATACGACGAGGTAATCAGCTGGCAGGGCGTCAGAGCCCAGGAGTCACCTGCTCGCGCATTGCTGCCTGAGTGGGAGGAGGATGCTGATAATACGCCGGGTCTGCATGTCTATCGTCCCATTCTTAACTGGCTCCATGAAGATGTTTTTGCCATTGCGAAGCGTCATGGCATCAAACCAAACCCACTCTATCTGCAGGGCTGCAGCCGTGTCGGATGCATGCCATGTATCCACGCCCGCAAGTCTGAACTGGCAGAAATTTTCCAGCGCTGGCCTGAAGAAATCCAGCGGGTTGCTGAATGGGAGAAAATGGTAGCTGAGTGCTCACGCCGGGGTAATTCAACGTTCTTCCCCTCTACGCACGATCCGCGCCGGGCTGAAAAACGTATTGAAGTCATTACAGTTGATGCGTATGGCATTCAGACTTATCGCGACTGGGCTTTAACGACACGCGGCGGTGCGCAGTTTGATTTGCTGGCATCCATGAATGACAGCACGGTATGCAGCAGTGTCTATGCAGGGGTTTGTGAGTGACTGAAAATATTTCAGGCTGCCTCACAGCCTTTTCCCCTGCGCAGGCCCACGGTGGTGTAGAAAATGCTACCGGGGGTTATGCCTGGAACTCCGCCAAAAAAGCCGTCAATCCATACCACGACCCGGCAGAACTTGCGCCGGGTTCTGCGCTTTCAAACCTGATCACTCTTTACGCAGCGGACAACGAGCAGGAAAAGCTGCGCCGCGAGGCATTGAGTGATCAGGTATGGGAACGCTATTTCTTTAATGAGTCCCGTGATCCTGTCCAGCGTGAAATGGAGCAGGATAACCTCATCAGCCGCGCCAAAATGGCGCGGGAACAACAGCGAGCAAATCCCGACCTGGTGATTATCGCTGATGTAAGCGCTGAGCCATCCCACATCAGAAAACCGCTGCTGGAACGGATTAAATACTTTCATGACCTGGGCAGGGCAAAGGCGTATTCCCGTTATCTGCGCGAAACTATCAGGCCATGCCTTGAGCGCCTGGCGCGTGTGCGTGACAGCCAGGTGTCTGCTTCCTTCCGTTTTATGGCAAGCCATGACGGGCTGGAAGGCTTGCTGGTTTTGCCTGAAATGAATCAGGACCAGGTGAAACGTCTGTCTACCCTGGTTGCGGCGCACATGAGCATGTGTCTGGATGCGGCCTGTGGTGATCTGTTCGTCACGGATGACGTAAAGCCAGAAGAAATCCGCCAGTCATGGGAGAGGGTAGCGGCAGAGGCCATGCGTCTTGATGTTATCCCGCCAGCCTTTGAACAGCTCCGCCGCAAAAGACGCCGCCGTAAGCCCGTGCCCTATGACCTCATTCCGGGATCGCTCGCACGGATGCTGTGCGCAGACTGGTGGTATCGCAAGCTATGGCGGATGCGTTGCGAGTGGCGCGAGGAGCAGCTGCGCGCCGTCTGCCTGGTCAACAAGAAAGCATCCCCGTATGTCAGCTATGAAGCTGTGATCCATAAGCGCGAACAGCGCCGCAAGTCGCTGGAGTTTTTCCAGTCGCATGAACTGGTGAATGCCGACGGCGACACGCTGGACATGGAAGACGTGGTGAACGCCAGCAACAGCAATCCGGCGCACCGTCGCAACGAGATGATGGCCTGTGTTAAAGGGCTGGAGCTTATCGCCGAAATGCGTGGTGACTGTGCCGTGTTCTACACCATCACCTGCCCGTCACGCTTCCACGCGACCCTCAACAACGGTAGGCCAAATCCAAAGTGGACCAGCGAAACGGTCCGGCAGAGCAGTGACTATCTGGTTGAAACGTTCGCCGCATTCCGCAAGGCCATGCACAAGGCCGGGCTGCGCTGGTATGGCGTCCGCGTTGCAGAGCCACACCATGACGGCACCGTACACTGGCACCTGCTGTGCTTCATGCGCAAAAAAGAGCGTCGGACCATCACTGCGTTGCTGCGTAAATTTGCCATCCGGGAAGACCGCGAGGAGCTGGGCAACAACACGGGGCCGCGTTTCAAGTCTGAGCTGATTAACCCCCGTAAAGGCACGCCGACAAGCTACATTGCAAAATACATCAGCAAGAACATCGACGGGCGCGGGCTGGCTAAAGAAGTCAGCAAGGAAACGGGCAGATCACTGCGCGACAGCGCGGAGCACGTCACCGCCTGGGCGTCACTTCATCGCGTCCAGCAGTTCCGTTTCTTTGGCATTCCGGGCCGCCAGGCATACCGCGAGTTGCGTTTGCTGGCGGGTCAGGCTGGCAGAGTGCAGGGCGATAAAAAAGCAGGTGCGCCGGTTCTGGAAAATGCACGACTTGATGCTGTGCTGGCTGCGGCAGATGCCGGGTGTTTTGCCACTTACATCATGAAGCAGGGCGGCGTACTGGTTCCCCGCAAACATCATCTGGTCAGAACGGCATACGAACTTAACGATGAGCCGAGCGCCTACGGCGACCACGGTATTCGTATCTATGGCATCTGGTCCCCGATCATTGAGGGCCGGATCTGCACGCACGCAATCAAGTGGAAGATGGTTCGTAAGGCCGTTGACGTTCAGGAGGCGACAGCCGACCAGGGCGCTAGCGCCCCTTGGACTCGTGGCAATAACTGTCCCCCTGTTGAAAATTTGAACCAGACAGGGGGGGATCTGCCGGATATAAAATCCATGAATGAGAAGGAATTGCACGATTACCTCCACAGTATGAGCCAGAAAGAACGGCGGGAGCTTACAGCCAGGTTGAGACTGGTTAAACCTAAGCGGAAAAAAGCATACAAACAGAGTATTTCGGAGCAGCAGCGCCTGCAGCTTGAGGCAGAACTGACTGCCAGAGGGTTTGAAAGTCGTGCATCGGAGATTGATTTGCTTCTGCGTGGTGGCAGTATTCCATCCGGTGCCGGTTTACGTATTTTTTACCGTAACCAGCGGCTGCAGGAAGATGACAAATGGCGCCAGTGGTACTAAGACTGCTGTTTAACATTTCGTGCTTTATTGACAGGGGGCAATGCATCCAATTAACTGACAAAAAACAGTTTTACATTTTTTCGTTCCTATTATACTGTTTATATAAACAGTGGGTATGCATACAGTATTCGTGTATCCGTGTAATGATAGGAGGGAAGATGCAGGACTATCTTTTGGAGTCATTGAAGCTCCAGCGTATTGATTTTTTTATCAAGCTTGTAGCGGCTAGTGAGTGCAGCGACGAAGAAAAGCGGCTGGCTATCCAGTGGGTGTCCGAACTGACAGACGAGTTGATGGCGAAAATTCGCAGCCATGAATACAGCCGGTCAATGGACGTTACCAGTTAAAGGGAATCTGTATGCGCATTGAAATAATGATCGATAAAGAGCAGAAGATTAGCCAGGCCACACTGGAAGCCCTTGAATCCGAGCTTTACCGTAATTTGCGCCCTCTGTATCCCAAAACAGCAATTCGTATCCGCAAGGGCAGCGCCAATGGTGTTGAACTGAGCGGGTTAAAACTGGATGAAGACAAAAATCGAGTGATGGAAATTATGCAGCAGGTCTGGGAGGACGATAGCTGGCTGCATTAAGAAACATTGCAGGCGTCAGAACTTGATTCTGACGCCTGCTAGGTTGAACAACGAATAAGGCGAGGCGTTAGGTGAAGGAACTCCTTATAAGCCATCTATGAATGAAGGGTGACTTTTTTTAACGTATCAAAAACGATTTTCGTAAACTCATTTTCATTTCTGACATCAATATAAGCAAGGCCGCTATTGGTGATCTTGAGCTTACCGGAATACTCTAATGAATTAACAGAGCAAACCAGCCTGTCAATTCGTATTTTTTTACCCTCTAATTCCTCTTTATAATATTTTCTAAGGTCACTGTTGCCAATTATTTGCATTTTAGCCGTGGCGTAATCAGAGACTCTAACCCTTGAAATATCAAGCTGTGTTAAATTTATATTTACACTTGAAGATATTTCATTAAGCCAGTCTATAGGGTTTATGTCAATTTCTTCCAAACTGACACCTAAGCCAAGATTTTTTACCAAAGCCTGCGAGAAAGGCTTTAAAGTTCTGGGGGGGTTAGTAATCTGCATTACAGGAAGAGAGTCTAAAGCCACACTGAAATTTGTAGTGCGATATTCGATTCTTTCAACGGTAGTTTCACTTCCGTCAAAGCTTGATATTTTATCGTGATAAACAATACGCTCAACAAAACGCCCATTTGCAAAGTCATGGCGTATTTTATCAAAAATGAATCCTTTCCCTTTATCCTCTGTAAAAGAATCAAGGGAAAGACGTCTAACGGCTGTTTCAAACTCAAGCCGTATGTTTAACTTAAGCCATTTAACCTTTTTCATCTTCGTTCACCTCTGATCCTATTATTATATTATAGGCATTTTCAGCGGCGGACTCAATTAATTCACTAATATGTTTTTTCTCTTGTGCCGTTGCCGCGCGAATAGTTACATTGAAACCATCTTCTTTTTGATTGTTTATCCCTTTAATTTGATAGGCAAAGTCACAGCATTTCTCTGAGTCTTTGAAAAATGCTTCGACGTTGATTCTATCTCCAATTCCACTTGTCGGTTTTGAAGACCATGCAATACGCCCGATATAATAACCCTTCTCATGTAATTGAGAAAATATAGCTGAACTATTTACCCCTTCACCATTCAGGACTGCTCTCTTAACAAATCCGGTATCAATAGTTTCTTCCTTGTCTTCATCTTCACTAGCATCAGTACTGCGATTTAATTCGACTTTTGTTACGTCATCAGTCTCATAACCACGTAGGCCATTCATTAATTCTTGAAAGAACTGGCTTCGCAATGTAGGATCAGTTATTGCTAGTAATGATATTTCGAAGCGTTCGATAGGCTCGGATTTGATTTTAGATAGCTCGTTTTGCAAGCTCTCAATAACTTTTTTTGCCTCGGGGTTTTGAGGCATACGTACTTCAACTTTGTCAGTTCCAGGGCGAAGTTCTATTATAACATTCCGCTTGTCGATCTGGCGTAATGCAGTTTTAGACAGGTCTATTTCTTCATATTTGTATTCTACTGTAAGCGAACCATCCTTTTTAGCTACAATATTCAGGCTTTGACCTTTACTAGGGGAGCATGTTTTTTTCAGTGCTTCAGCAGCACTTTTTAACTCAGCCTGATTTGTTGAGGTTTGGAAACTTACACTAGTAGTACTTTCTCTTGGGTCATATGTTTTGACCAGTTTTTTTATGTGTTCTAATTCATTGAAGCCGTGAGGAAGTTTAGATATTTCCTCAATTAGTATTTCCTTGTCGAGTTCTGGTGATAAAAACACACCTCTATTCAACAATAATTCATGTAACTTTGCAGCGGTTATCCTTTTATGATGCAATGCATCATAAATATTTTTGTCAGTTGCGAAGTATAGTTTTTTAGCCATTATCGTTGCTCCATGCCGATTTGTTCAAGATTATATTCAACAACAATTTTGTCCGTTTTGTCGAAGTCAATTTTAAGAAAAAGTCTTTCATCCTCGCCTAAGAGCCAGTCTGTACTGTATTTCTTTTTCGCTCTTTCAAAGTGATGAATAGCATTTTCATTTGGATGAATGTGACAATGGCGTAATACGATTGGTTTACCTTCGGTTAGTATTTGATAAGTTGATAACATATCAAAGAAGTAAACAAATTCGTCTACTGAATCCCCCGGTTGATTGTAATAAACAACATATCCCTCAGGTTTTTTATCTCTGAGCCAACTAAAAGCCTCATGTTTTATTATAATATATGGTGATGTTAATAATTCAATTGTTGCAGGTGTTGTCTGATTAATAGGGTGTTTTATTCTTGTTAGGGAAAGATCTGGATAATAATATGTGAACTTATCAGGCTGGGGAAGTTTGCCTGAACCAATTAATTTGGTTATGTCAGAAGATATGTTTATCAAATCTGATATTTTATAAGGGTCAAGTAAATGTAGTTTGATGTTTGGAGGGCAATTTATAGATGAGTGATCTAATTTTTTTGTGATGTTCTCATAGAAGTCCTTATCATATAAATTATCATGGTTATATAAGAATAACAACCCTCTGACGTTATAACCTAAAGAATCATCATGAACATATTTCAATCGCCATTCTTCACTCACATTTGCACACTCGGTAGCTAAAGCAAGCGATGTTAAAGCTCCCTCGACTATTTTTTTCCCAATAGTACCTTCTGCATAACTTTTGAGGTCTGTGTTGAGATAGACCATTTCCTCCTCATATGGATCAATGTAGAAAAATACAACATCGCTTGGATGCGTTTTCTTGGAATGAGCCTCTTGGCAACAGTCCCAGTTCATGTCCGCTCTAGCGGCACGATCCCATTTGAACACTGAGAAAATATCATCAGAAATCTTACCCGCGACTCGTTGTATAGCCGAAGTCTCTCCACCCATTTCAATCTCGCTCCTTTACAATTGCTGTGGCAATCTACCTGAAAATCCATCTGACTTGATGAGTAATCTAACCATATGGTTCGTATGCGTTTGTTGCATGACTATAGCGCATGAAAATGAATGATCGCAAAAGGATCGTTTTTGCTCAGGCCCGCCAGTTCTGGCGGGCTTTTGCTTATGCCATGCAGGTGCATGAAAACCACTACACAAAGCGGGCAGGCGTGGCGGGGATACGAGCGCGCGGTTTTGGGGTTAATCGTGGTTTTGGCGCCTCAATGTTGGGCGGGCATGGTCATTTTTTGGGGCTGGTCGTGCGCGCCTGCGTCGTGGTGAGGCGCTGCGTTTCGTCGTGAGATGCCAGGTGGCGAAAGCTCAGGACCGCTCAGCGAGGCGCTGAGGCGCTCTGATGGTGAGGCAGGGCATAAGGGAATAAAAAAACCGCCCGGGGAAGGGCGGTTGATATCAAAGGCTGGCCAGGTGGGCGTCAGTCTTCATCGGTCAGGTAGGGGTCAAAGCGTATCACCTCATCACCCAGCCACTCGTTAACTTCTTTGATGCGGCCCTGCAGGGGGGTAAGTTCGTTGCGAACGAAAACGCGCGCCGCTTTTTCCACATCGCCAAACCCGCCGGTATTCGTTGGAATAATCCCCATCAGCTGCGGCGGCACGCGGTGAGCTGCCAGCATGTCATCACGGCTCACATTCTTGATGTTAAGAAACTCATCTTTCGCTGCGACTTCTGACAGCGGGATGATCTGAATGCCGTCTTTCTTGCCGTTCGGGCTGTACATAAACAGGTTGCGGAAGTTGCCTGGCCCTTTCGATTTTTTCAGCGCTTCGCGTATGTTGTCCACGTCTTTCTGATCGGCGGCGGGGTCGCTCATGTACATGATAAAACCAGCATGGCTACCGTTTAGGTAATACTTACGGCGAAACAGCGTGGCCGATTCATTCAGCAGGGCGGAGGGAATGGCGGAGAGGTATTCCGGCATCCCGTAAAGCTCCTGGTTAACGTCGGGTTCCATCAGGTGAAACACGCCTCCCTCATCGAACTGATAGGGCTGCGAGTTGTAGCCATACTGTGCAAACCAGTAGGTGTCCGGGTCAATGCCACGACGGGTATATTTGGCAAGCGAGGCGCGCAGCTCCATGATCTGCCCTAACCGGTTCATGCGTTTTTCAAGGTAGGCATTACCGAATACCAGAAAGTCCTGGGCGAACCGGGAAAAGGCTTGTTTAGACAGCCAGCGGTGAGGGATGAAGGTACTGGTAAGAATATTGCGTTTTACCTGAATAGCGCTGGAGTGATGCACGGCGGCGCGGTAAGTTCGCGCCAGGCCATCCATGCTGATCGGTGGTTCGTACCAGCGGTCTACCTGCACGCACTCCAGGTAATCAAATAACTCCCGGCGGTCCATCACGGGGATCGGATCGCCAAACGTAAACGCCTCCGCATGTGCATTACTGACCATGTTGGCCGTATCGGTGGCGGTCTGGCCGCTCGATGCCTTGCTGCGGTTTTTGCGGTTAGCCATTAAAAAATCTCCACGATGTTGCTGGTACTGGCGGAAGCTCCTGCCAGTGGTTCGTTATAAAGTGCGTGCATGGTTGCCCAGGCTAAATCCGCGTGGCTGGCTTCCTCTGTGCGGGCTGCTTCGTAGGTTGGCCGGTTGCCGCTGGCGGTGGTTGAACGGCGAATGGACATAAAGGACTGCGCTATATCCAGCATCCCCGCGTCAAACTCCAGACGGCGCCCGCTGATGATGTCGTAGGCTTTAAGCACCAGGGCATTTTTTACGGTCGGGTTGTAGACAAACTCACGCGCGGCAGGGAAAAACTGCTTAACCGTTTTGTAAACGCCATCGCCAACGCCGGTCGAGTCAATGCCGATGTAGGTCACGTTGTAGCGTCTGGTGATTTCCTCAATCGCTGAAGCCTGGGCGCGAAAGTCCATCCCGCGCCACTGGTGACGCTCAAGGATGCGGAATTTACCGCCGGGGACGACGGGAGGCGCAATGACAACGCAACCGGCGCTGTCACCGTTCTGCGTTCCTTTTGCCGGGTCATAGCCGATCCAGACCGGGTGGTATGCAAACGGCCGCAGTAAAAGCGGTTCGAAATCGTCCCACACGTCCCAGCTGTCAACCATGCAGGACTGCAGCAACGCCAGCGGGAACACGGACGCCAGGTCGTCAACAAACTGACACATCAGCAGGTTGTTGTATTCGTCCGGGCTGTACTCCAGGCGCAGCTGGTCCAGGTCGAAAAGGTTACACCCGCCGTTTACGGCATCTTCAATGGTGACTATCTGGCGGTACTGGCCGTCAGGACATAAAACGCCGTGCGCCAGGCTACTGTGAGAAAGGTCAAATTCTACCCTGTCGGCTTTCGGGCGCCCTTTATTGAACAGGGCACCAGACCAGAACGGGTAGGCGCTGTGCGTCAGGCTGGAAGGTGTTGAAAAATAGGTCTGACGCCATTTTTTGTGCAGCGCCATACCGGAGGCCACCTTGCGCAGTTCCTGGAATTTCGGTATCCAGAAATACTCATCAAGATACAGATTGCCGTGATAGCTCTGCGCGGTACGAGCATTTGTACCGAGGAAGTAAAGACACGCGCCGTTAGGCAGCACCATCGGATCGCCTTTCAGTTCAACGTCCACCTCTTTTGCGAAGTCGATGATGTACTGTTTAAAAACGTGCGCCTGCGCTTTACTTGCTGACAGAAAGATTTGATTTCGCCCCGTGGTGAGCGCGTCTATCAACGCTTCACGGGCGAAATAGTAGGTTGCACCGATCTGGCGTGACTTTAAGAGGTTGCGGATACGGTGCTTGATGCCAGCGTCCCACCAGTGGCGCTGGTACTCGAACATACCGGCGCGGAAAATCTCTTCCAGCTTTTCGATCTGCTCGTCGGTAAACAGGTTTTTTTCCGGCGGCTTGCGCGGACCTTTATTGCGGTTCGCCACGTTCGGATTCAGGTCTGCTTCATTCCCGCCATTGTTAAATTTGCCGATTCTGGCCTGTCGTTCGGACTGACGCGCCAGCAGGTCAATTTCTTTAAAATCCTTTCCTTCCTTCTGCTCCTTCATGACGAGCTGGCAGTAACGTGCGGCGGTGGTGAGCTGCATCTGATCCAGTGGGCCATATTCGCCCCACTTATCGCGTTTTTTCCAACTGTGAACGGTTGCAACTTTCTCGCCCAGCATTTCAGCAATGCGGGCTACGCGGTATCCCTGAAAGTACATCAGCATTGCCTGACGACGGGGATCGAGGTCTGCGGGGGTCAGTGTTGTCATGGCACAAACATACGGCCTCAAATCAGCACTTTCCCCGGCTTCGCATTGTGTGGGAGTTCGCACAAGCCCAACGCGTTGTTTACACGCGCCCATCACCGCAAACATAAGGCTCTGAACGTGTTACGAACTAACTAACCGGAGCCGGACCGATGGCAAAAAAATCTAGGCGTTTTCGTATTGGGGTCGAAGGGGCCACTACTGACGGGCGCGTTATTGAGCGTGAATGGCTCACCCAGATGGCGGCGAGCTATAACCCGCAGGTATACACCGCGCTGATCAATATGGAACACATCAAGGGCTACACCCCAGATGGGCCTTTCCGTCGTTTTGGCATGGTGGAAAAGCTGGAAGCGGAAGAAATCACCGAAGGGGCATTATCCGGGAAAATGGCGCTGTATGGCTGGATTGCCCCAACTGACGATCTGGTCTCGATGACCAGCAACTGGCAGAAGCTTTTCACCTCAATGGAAGTTAACACCAGCTTTGCCGATACCGGCTCCGCTTATCTGGTTGGCCTGGCGATTACTGACGATCCGGCAAGCCTCGGCACTGAAATGCTGCAGTTCAGTGCCAGCGCAGAACATAACCCACTGGCGCGCCGCAAGCTGGACAAAGACAACCTGTTTACCGCTGCTGTTGAAACGCTGATCGAGTTTGAGGACGTGCCGGAAAAAACCAGCCTGTTTACCCGCGTGAAAGAGCTGCTGTCCCGCAAAGGCGCCGATGATAACGTCCGCTTTGCTGATGTGAATCAGGCTGTTGAAACCATCGCGCGTGAGCATCAGACGCTGGCGGAGCAGGTCAGCACCCATCAGACCGATTTCAGTAACAAGCTGAGCGATATGCAAAAGGTTGTTGATGAGACAACCAGCGCACTCTCCACCCTGCGTGAGCAGCTTTCCACTCAGGACAGCCGCAGCGAACGCCGCCCTAATGCGACCGGCAATAACGGCGCAGAACAAACCACCGATTGCTGACGGAGCAAAAGCACAATGAAAAAAGAGACACGTTTTAAATTCAACGGCTATCTGACGCAGCTCGCCAAACTCAACGGCGTATCTGTGAGCGATATCGCCTCGAAATATACGGCTGAGCCGTCAGTGGCGCAGACGCTGGAAACGAAAATCCAGGAGTCTTCCTCGTTCCTGCAGAAAATCAACATTATCCCGGTTGATGAGCAGTCCGGCGAGCGTCTGGGGCTGGGTATTGGTTCCAGTATTGCCGGAAATACTGATACCACCCAGAAAGACCGTGAACCCGTTGATCCGACTTACATCGACGGTGAAGGGTACAAGTGTACCCAGACCAACTCTGATACGGCGCTGCCCTATGCGAAGCTGGATTTATGGGCCAAATTCCAGGACTTCCAGACGCGCATCCGTGACGCCATCATTACCCGCCAGGCTCTTGACCGCATCATGATCGGCTTCAACGGCGTGAAGCGTGAAAAAACGTCAGACCGCGCGACCTATCCACTGCTGCAGGATGTGAATATCGGCTGGCTGGAAAAAATCCGCCAGGAGAAACCCGTTCAGGTGATGGATAAGATCGTGTCCGAAGGCGAGGTTATTTCTCAGACTATCCGTGTCGGTAAAGGCGGTGATTTCCTGAATCTGGACGCGCTGGTTATGGGCGCCGTGAATGAGAAAATCGCGCCGTGGTATCAGGAAGATACGGAGCTTGTGGTTATCGTCGGGCGCCAGTTGCTGGCGGATAAATATTTCCCGATCGTCAACCGTGACCAGCCAAACAGCGAAACGCTGGCGGCCGATCTTATCGTCAGCCAGAAGCGTATCGGCAACCTCCCGGCCGTTCGTGCGCCGTTCTTCCCGGCGAATGCCATGCTGATCACCCGCCTGGATAACTTGTCTATTTACTGGCAATCAGGCTCCCGCCGCCGTTCGGTCATCGACAATCCGAAGCGTGACCGCGTGGAGAACTTCGAGTCCGTTAACGAGGCGTATGTTGTCGAAGATTACGACGGCGTTTGCCTGGTTGAGAACATCGAACTGTTGCCCGTGCAGGCAGGTGGCAATGCCAGCCCAGCGCTGACAACTGAAACCATCCAGGAAATCGTCACGGCAGCGGTGAAAGGCGCGCTTGATGCGCAGGCAGCTGGCGGTGCTGGCGCCGGAGCGTGATAAATGAATCCGTTCCGTGCTCACACTCAGTATGTACAGGCACAGGATGCCGCCCGGCAGGGCGGCAGTAATGCCAGCCTGACGGGCTACAACCAGATGCTGTTACAGCTGACAGAACACCGCAGGCGCCTTAAAACCGTCCAGTCAAATGAGCGCAAGGCTCAGCTCAAACGTGAGTTTCTTCCCGCTTATGCCTCATGGATTGCCGGTTTACTGGATGCTGACGCGTCAGGTCAGGACGACGTGGCGATGTACGTCATGATCTGGCGCATTGATGCCGGAGACTATACCGGCGCGCTGGACATTGCCCGCCATGCCATTAAACACGGCTGGGTCCTGCCGCAGCGATTCAACCGGACCTGCGGGACTGCTGTTGCGGAAGAGTTTGCCGACGCGGCAATGCGCGCTTTTTCTGCCGGTGAATCATTCAGTGCCGCCATTCTTACCCAGGTGCTCGATATCGTTGAAGGTCAGGATATGCCGGATCAGTCCCGCGCCCGACTTCATAAGGCGATGGGCTACGCGCTGCGGGATAACGATCAGGCAGTGGCGGCACTTAACCATCTGAAGCGTGCCCTGCAGCTGGATAACAGTTCTGGCGTCAAAACCGAAATCAACAAGCTTGAAAGCCGATTGCGACAGGCAATGTCGGCTTAACGAATCGTGCCAACGCGCGGGGCGGCACGGGGTGGCGACAGGCTTTATGCCGCGTCAAAACCCCGTCCACCGCCCAACTATTTGGGAGTGCCAGAAATATGCAATTCGTTTCGCCGGAACAGGCCGGGGAAAGTACCCAGGACGTTATTAAGAACACCAGTTTCTGGCCTGATGTCAGGGTTTCAGAGTTCCGCCGTGATATGCGCATGGATGGGAGTGTCACCGATCCGCGCCTGCGTCTGGCGTTGCTGACAGCGATTGCTGAAGTTAACGCCGATCTTTATGAGTTCCGCGAGAAACAACGGGCGCAGGGGTATGCGAGCCTGGCCGACGTCCCTGCGGATGTGATCGACGACGAAAGCCAGCGGCTCATGCTGTATCGCCGTGCGGTGTTTTGCTGGGCAAAAGCAAACCTGGTTGAGCGCTATCGCGATTTTGACGCAACCGGCGACGGAAGCAAGAAAGCTGAAGATATCGAAACAACCTTAGGCGAGCTGTGGCGCGATGTGCGCTGGGCGGAGTCCCGCCTGCGCGATATGCCGCATATGACGGTGGAGCTGATTTGATGAAAGTGCGTGCGCATCAGTATGACACGGTGGACGCACTCTGCTGGCGCCATTACGGGCGCACGCAGGGAGTCACTGAACAGGTGCTGCAGGCGAATCCGGGGCTGGCTGAATATGGCCCATTTTTACCGCACGGGCTGCAGGTGGAGCTGCCGGACATTACGGCGTCAACCACTGCGCAGACTGTCCAGTTATGGGACTGAACTATGACGCTTGAACGAATCAGCGCCTTTATCACTTACTGCGTTGCCCTGCTTCTGGCATGGCTCGGCGATTTGTCTCTTAAAGATGTGTCGACCATCACCGGTCTTGCGCTGGGGATTATTACTGCAGCGGTGACCTGTTATTTACGCTGGAAAGCCTACCAGCTGCTGCGGGACGGCAGAATATCCAGGGGGGAATATGAGTCCTTCAATCGTTAAGCGTTGCCTGGTCGGCGCGGTGCTGGCGATTGCCGCCACGCTGCCGGGTTTTCAGTCGCTTCATACCTCCGTCGAGGGGCTGAAACTGATTGCTGATTTCGAAGGGTGTCGCCTCCAGCCATACCAGTGCAGCGCCGGGGTCTGGACTGACGGGATCGGCAATACGTCCGGGGTAGTGCCGGGCAAAACCATAACGGAGCGACAGGCCGCGCAGGGGCTGATTAATAACGTATTGCTGACGGAAAAAAGGATTGAAGCCTGCCTGCAGGTTAAGCCACCTCAGCATGTTTACGATGCCCTGATCAGTATCGGTTTTAATGTCGGAACGGGGGCAATCTGCCGGTCAACAATGGTTTCTTACATCAATCGCCAGCAGTGGTGGCAGGCGTGCAACCAGCTCCCCCGCTGGGTTTATGTAAATGGTCAACGGAATAAAGGGCTGGAAAACAGGCGCGCCCGTGAGCTTGCCTGGTGCCTTAAAGGGGCAGGGGCATGACGCGCGCGCTGGCGGTGATCCTGGCTCTGGTACTGGCACTGCTGGGCTGGCAGTCATGGCGGCTTAACAATGCCGGTCACACCATCGGGACGCAGGCTGAGGCGCTTAAAAAGAACAAGCAGGAGCTGGCGAAGAAAAACAGCCAGCTCATCAGCCTGTCCATTCTTACCGAAACCAACAGCCGGGCGCAGATGCAACTTTATGCTGCAGCGGAGGAGACTTCCTCGCTGTTGCGGAGTCGCCAGCGCCGGATCGAGGAGCTAAAACGTGAAAACGAGGATTTACGCCGCTGGGCTGACACTCCTTTGCCTGCTGACATTATCCGGCTGCGGGAGCGCCCGGCCCTCGCCGGAGGCGCACCATACCGTGAGTGGTTGTCCAAAAGTGACGCAATGCCGCCTGGACAGGTCAGCGCCGCGCAGTAATGGGGATTTGAACCAGGTGCTGGATGAGACTGAGGCCGCCTGGGCAGTATGTGCCGACAAAGTGGACACGATCATAGCGTGTCAGGAGCGAGACAGTGAACAAGCCGCAGTCCTTACGCAACGCCCTGAATAAATCGGTGGCGTATGTCCGTGACAACCCGGACAAACTGCACCTTTTTGTTGATAACGGTTCGCTGGTCGCAACCGGCGCCCGTTCAATGTCATGGGAATATCGCTACACCCTGAATGTGGTGATTGAAGACTTTAGCGGCAACCAGAATTTAGTGATGGCGCCCGTATTGCTCTGGTTAATGACCAATCAACCGGACGCTATCAACAACCCGGAGCTGCGCGAAAAACTTTTTACCTTTGACGTCGATATCCTGAGCAACGATCTGTGTGATGTCAGCCTCAATCTGCAGCTCACGGAGCGCGTGATTGTCAGCACAGACGGCACCATATCGAGCGTTGAAGCGGTGCCGGAACCCGACGTACCCGAAGAAATGTGGACGGTGAAACGTGGATGAACTGCAGAGGGTGGATGACTGGCTGACGGCGCTACTGGCGAATCTGGAGCCTGCCGCGCGCAGCCGTATGATGCGGCAACTGGCGCAACAGCTGCGCCGGACGCAGCAGCAGAACATCAGGCTGCAGCGTAATCCTGACGGTAGCGGCTATGAGCCGCGCCGGGTGACTGCCCGCAGCAAGAAGGGACGCATCAAACGCCAGATGTTTGCAAAGCTTCGCACCACAAAATACCTGAAAACCACCGCCAGTGCGGACTCCGCCAGCGTGCAGTTTGATGGCAAGGTGCAGCGCATTGCCCGTGTTCACCATTACGGCCTGCGGGATCGCGTCAGCCGAAAAGGCCCGGAGGTTCGCTACGCAGAGCGCCGCCTGCTGGGCGTGAATGAAGAAGTGGAAACCGTCACCCGTGACACCCTGTTGCGCTGGCTGGCGGGGTGATCTTTGTGCCACCGCTGGTACAAGCGCCAGCGCTGCCTCCCTTTTCCCTCTGATGGCAACCTTTCGTTATGAATGCACAACTGACCGAAATTATGCGCCTTATCACCAATCTGATCCGCACCGGCACTGTGACCGAAGTGGACCGGAAAAAGTGGCTGTGTCGGGTGAAAGTGGGCGAGCTTGAAACTAACTGGATTAACTGGCTGACGCTGCGCGCCGGTGGTGCACGTACATGGTGGTGTCCGTCGCCGGATGAGCAGGTGGTGGTGCTGAGTATGGGCGGCAATCTGGAAACCGCTTTTGTGCTGCCCGCCATCTACTCCAATCAGTTTCCGCCACCGTCGGATTCCGTGGACGGCTGCGTGACGGAGTACCCGGACGGGGGATGGTTTGAGTATGAACCCGCCACCGGACGGTGGCATGTCAGGGGCATCAAATCCATGGTGATCGAGGCAGCAGACAGCGTCACTTACAAAACCGGTGAGTTTGTGGTGGAGGCTGACACCACGCGTATTAACAGCGAGGTGGTAATCAATGGCGGCGTAACCCAGGGCGGCGGCGCGATGAGTTCTAACGGGATCGTAGTTGATGACCATGAGCATACTGGTGTTCTGAAAGGCGGTTCTAACACGGGAGGTCCGGTATGACGTTGTATATCGGTATGAGCAGGAATGACGGGCAGGCCATTGCAGATACAGACCATCTGCGCCAGTCGGTGCGGGATATTCTGCTGACGCCGCAGGGCAGCCGTCTTGCCCGCCGGGAATATGGCTCCCTGCTGTCTGCCCTGATTGACCAGCCACAGAATCCGGCGCTGCGCCTGCAGATTATGTCTGCGGTCTATGTGGCGTTGAACCGCTGGGAACCGCGCCTTACGCTGGACTCCATCACCATCAACGGCAATTTTGACGGCTCTATGGTGGTTGAACTTACCGGACACGGCAATAACGGCGCACCGGTTTCCCTTTCCGTATCAACAGGAGCAGACAATGGCAGTCATTGACCTTTCCCGGCTACCGCCGCCGCAGATTGTGGACGTGCCGGACTTTGAGGCATTGCTGGCAGAACGCAAGGCCGCCTTTGTGGCACTCCATCCGGCTGATGAACAGGAAGCCGTTATGCGCACGTTAGCGCTGGAGTCAGAACCCGTCACCAAACTGCTGCAGGAAAATACTTACCGTGAAATCCTGCTGCGCCAGCGTATTAATGAGGCTGCGCAGGCGGTCATGGTGGCCTATTCCATGGGAAATGACCTTGAGCAACTGGCAGGTAACTGCAACGTGAAGCGCCTGACGGTAGTCCCTGCAGATAATGACGCGGTGCCGCCGGTCGCCGCAGTGATGGAAAGTGATGAAGCATTACGCCAGCGCATTCCTGCAGCATTTGAGGGGCTGTCCGTTGCAGGGCCGACGGGAGCCTATGAGTTCCACGCCAGAAGCGCCGACGGGCGGGTGGCTGATGCCAGCGCAACCAGTCCGGCACCGGCAGAGGTGGTGCTTACCGTACTGAGCCGCGAGGGTGACGGTACGGCAGGGGCTGACCTGCTGGCAGTGGTTGAGCAGGCGCTTAACAGTGAAAAGGTTCGCCCGGTGGCAGACCGCCTGACGGTGCGCAGCGCTGAAATTATTCCGTACAGCGTGGACGCAACGATCTTCCTTTATCCGGGGCCGGAGGCTGAGCCGGTGATGGCAGAAGCAAAAGCCAGTCTGCAGAAATACATCGCCAGTCAGACGCGGCTGGGACGTGATATCCGCCGCAGCGCCATTTATGCCGCGTTGCATGTGGAGGGCGTCCAGCGTGTGGAGCTGACATCCCCGCTGGGTGATGTGGTGCTGGATAAGACGCAGGCGGCATCCTGTACTGAATGGAGCGTCACCAACGGGGGCACAGATGAATAGCCTGTTGCCGCCGGGTTCGTCGCCGCTTGAGCGCCGACTGGCGCAGACCTGCAGCGGGATTTCCGATCTGCAGATATCACTGCGGGATTTGTGGAACCCGGCAACCTGCACGATCAGATTCCTGCCTTATCTGGCCTGGGCGTTTTCTGTTGACCGCTGGGATGAGGGCTGGACAGAAAGCGTCAAGCGCCGCGTTGTGCAGGACGCGTTTTATATCCATCAGCACAAGGGAACAACCAGCGCCGTGCGGCGTGTGGTGGAGCCGTTTGGCTTCCTGATCCGCATCATTGAGTGGTGGCAGACCGGCGAAACACCGGGGACGTTCCGTCTGGATATTGGCGTGCAGGACCAGGGCATAACAGAAGAAACCTATCTGGAGCTGGAGCGCCTGATCGGTGATGCCAAACCATGCAGCCGTCATCTGGTTGGTATGTCCATCAACCTGCAGACAGGTGGCCCGTATTTTGTGGGGGCAGCCACCTACACCGGCGAAGAAATCACGATCTACCCGTATATCAACGAAACCATTATTTCCGGCGGCACCGCTTATGAGGGCGGCGCGGTCCATGTTATTGACACGATGAGAGTGAACCCATGAGCGCAAAATTTTACACCCTGCTGACGGATATCGGCGCGGCGAAACTGGCAAGCGCCGCCGCGCTCGGTGTCCCGTTGAAAATTACCCATATGGCGGTGGGTAGCGGTGGCGGTGTGCTGCCCACACCCAACGCGCAACAGACCGCGTTAGTTGCTGAGGAGCGCCGCGCAGCGCTGAATATGCTGTATATCGACCCTCAGAACAGCAGCCAGATTATTGCTGAGCAGGTGATCCCCGAAAACGAGGGCGGGTGGTGGATTCGTGAAGTCGGCCTGTTTGATGAAACCGGCGCGCTGATTGCTGTGGGTAATTGCCCGGAGAGCTACAAGCCGAAGCTGGCGGAGGGCAGCGGACGCACGCAGACCGTGCGCATGGTACTGATTACCAGCAGCACTGATAACATCACCCTGAAAATTGACCCTGCTGTGGTTCTGGCAACCCGCAAATATGTGGATGATAAGGCGCTGGAGCTTAAGGTGTACGTGGATGACCTGATGGCAAAGCATCTTGCTGCTGTTGATCCTCATTCGCAGTATGCACCAAAAGACAGTCCGACACTCACCGGCACGCCAAAAGCGCCGACGGCGGCGGCAGGCAATAATTCCGTGCAGATTGCAAACACGGCCTTTGTGCAGGCTGCTATTCTTGCCCTGATTGGTGGCGCACCGGCAACGCTGGATACGCTGAAAGAAATTGCAGCAGCTATCAATAATGATCCGAATTTCAGTACCACCATTAATAATGCACTGGCACTGAAAGCACCGCTGGCAAGTCCGGCACTGACCGGAGCGCCAACGGCTCCCACTGCTGTTCAGTCAACGAATAATACGCAGATTGCCACTACCGCGTTTGTGAAATCTGCTGTTGCGGGGCTGGTTGGTTCGTCGCCGGAGGCGCTGGACACACTGAATGAACTGGCGGCTGCGCTGGGGAATGATCCTAATTTTGCGACAACTGTGATGAACGCGCTGGCGGGTAAACAGCCACTTGATGCCACGCTGACGAATCTCAGCGGGAAAAGCATTTCAGGGCTTCTCGAATACCTTGGTCTGGGAAAGACCGACTCTCCAGAGTTTGGTGGACTGAAGGCACCCTCTATAACTTTACGGGATGGAAAGATAAGCCTCATCTCTTCTACAGATGGTACGACATTAGTCTTTACCGTGAGTGGGGAGCCTGTTGCAGAAATAAAAGCGGGTAGCTTCTTTCATAAAAAAATTATCTCTGCAGGTGAGGTTCTTCAGTCACCAAAATACATCTTCAGGGATGGGGATATTATTTTCTACTCAGGTCCAAATAATCTTGTCATGCAGGTTGACGGTAAAGATGTTGCGACGCTAACGCCAGAAAATTTTTATCATGTCAAACAGGTCGCTGCCGCTGAATCCTTGAGTGCACCAAAAGTGATTCTCAGGCCTGGCGATGTGAACCTCATTTCCGGGAAAAACAACCTGGTTACTCAGGTTGGCGGTAACGATGTTGCAACGCTGACGTCAGATAGTTTTTATCACGTTAAACAGGTAGCCGCGGCTGAATCACTTAAGGCACCAAAGGTCGTATTGCGTGATGGCGATGTGAATCTAATTGGCGGCGCTAACAACCTGGTTATTCAGGTTGGTGGCAACGATATTGCCTCGCTGACGCCGGGGAATAATTTCTTTAAAGGAAAGCTCACAGCTGAAACCAGTCTCCAGGTTGGTAGCACCTGCATTCTGGCTACTGACGGTAATTTAACAGGAAGTAAATGGGGCGGCTGGCTGGATGCATTCATGAAAGACGGCATGTCTACTGACGGGAATGGGTTGTGGTGGGATGCTTTTTCATCTCAGCTCCAGTTCCGTGTTGGAGACTGGAACATACCTGATGCTGCAGGAGGAGCAGGCACTAGCGTGACTTTCCCCAAAGCGTTTAAAAATGGGTGCCTTATGGTTATTCCCATCCCTGGCAATGGCGGCGCTTCACAGCAAATAGGAAGTCAGAGTTACTCAGCTTCTGGCGCGGTGCTTCAAAAAGGTGCGAGTGATAATAACCCTCGCTCCGGTAAATATCTGGCAATCGGGTACTGATATGAAATCACAACATTATTACAGCGCGTCATGGCGTGCTTTTTTTGAACGTCCTGATACTGAAGATAAGATTCCAGCCGAATGGCCGGTGGATGTTTTACCCGTTACTGATATGGATTATCAGCATTTGCAGGCGGGAGTTGAAACGGGGAAAATTATCATTCCCGATGATACCGGGCACCCGGTATTGTCGTGGCGATATTATTACAGCGCTTCACGCCAGGGTTTTTTCCCTGTAGATGACAAGCGTGAGTACGAATCTGGCGCGGGATGGCCTGAGGATGGAATTCCTGTTACTGACTCTGATTATAAGGCACTCTTTGATGCTCAGGGTAAAGGTAAAATCATTAAGCCTGATGACAATGGCTATCCTGTAGCGTCAGAACCTGTGATTGATTATGTTGCGACTGCCGAAGCTGAACGTACCCGCAGAATGTCAGCATTGACACTTCGCATCAATCGTCTTGTTGAGGCGCAGGATGATGGTGATATCACCGATTCTGAACTGGCTGAGCTCGCTGCACTCCGGGAATGCCGCACTAAACTGCGGCGCCTGGATTTAACTGCGGCGCCGGATATTAACTGGCCTGAACCTCCCGAAAATTAATCCCATCCCCCGCGCCTGCGGGGATTTTTTTGCCCCTTTCATTGTGCCATTTCCCATACATAGCCTGCCGCGTGCGCCGCGCGCATATCAACCAGAACATAGGCATACCCCTGTAAATCGGAGAGACTGCCTTATGGCTCAGGATTACCACCACGGGGTGCGCGTTGTTGAAGTCAACGAGGGCACCCGATCTATCACCACGGTGAGCACCGCTATCGTGGGCATGGTCTGCACCGGCGATGATGCTGATGCGTCCGTATTCCCTCTCAATAAGCCGGTTCTGCTGACGGATGTGCTGGAGGCCAGCGGTAAAGCAGGCGAGTCCGGCACGCTGGCCCGTTCACTGGATGCGATTGCCGACCAGTCAAAACCCGTGACGGTTGTTGTGCGCGTGGCGCAGGGCGAAACCGAAGCGGAAACCACCTCTAATATTATCGGCGGCGTGACCGCTGACGGTAAAAAGACGGGCATGAAAGCGCTGCTTTCGGCGCAGTCGCAGCTCGGTGTCAAGCCGCGCATTCTCGGTGTGCCGGGACACGACACGCAGGCGGTTGCCACTGAGCTGCTGAGCGTGGCGCAGAGTCTGCGCGGGTTTGCCTATCTGTCCGCCTACGGCTGCAAAACGGTGGAAGAAGCGATTGCCTACCGTGATAATTTCAGCCAGCGCGAGGGGATGCTGATCTGGCCTGACTTCATCAACTTTGACACCGTGCTAAAAGCCGATGCGACGGCTTACGCCTCTGCACGTGCGCTCGGTCTGCGCGCCAAAATCGACGAACAGACCGGCTGGCACAAAACCCTGTCCAACGTGGGTGTGAATGGCGTCACCGGCATTTCCGCTGATGTGTTCTGGGATCTGCAGGACCCGGCAACGGATGCGGGGCTGCTGAACCAGAACGACGTCACCACGCTGATCTGTAAAGACGGGTTCCGCTTCTGGGGTTCCCGCTGCCTAAGTGACGATCCCTTGTTTGCGTTTGAGAACTACACCCGCACGGCGCAGGTGCTGGCTGACACGATTGCAGAGGGGCATATGTGGGCGGTGGATAAGCCACTGAATCCGTCACTGGCCCGCGACATTATCGAAGGTATCCGCGCCAAATTACGCAGCCTGGTGAATCAGGGATACCTCATCGGGGCGGACTGCTGGCTGGATGAGTCAGTGAACGATAAAGACTCCCTGAAAGCCGGGAAACTCACCATCGACTACGACTACACACCTGTGCCGCCGCTTGAAAATCTGATGCTGCGCCAGCGCATCACCGATCGCTACCTGGTCGATTTTGCCAGCCGTGTCAGTGCATAAGGGGGATACATGGCATTACCACGCAAGTTAAAACACCTGAACCTGTTCAACGACGGGAACAACTGGCAGGGGATCGTTGAGTCCCTGACCCTGCCGAAATTCACCCGCAAGTTTGAGAAGTATCGCGGTGGCGGTATGCCGGGCGCGGTGGATGTGGATATGGGGCTGGATGACGGCGCACTGGACACGGAATTTTCAATCGGCGGCACCGAACTGTTGTTATTCAAGCAGATGGGCAAGGCAACCGTTGACGGCATCCAGCTGCGTTTCACTGGCTCTATTCAGCGTGACGATACCGGCGAAGTGCAGGCCATTGAGCTGGTTGTGCGCGGGCGTCATAAAGAAGTGGATTCCGGCGAGTGGAAAACCGGCGAGAGCAGCACCACCAAAGTCAGCAGCACCAACAGCTACGCGAAGCTGACCATTAACGGCGAGGTGCTCTATGAGGTTGATCTGGTCAACATGATTGAAATCGTTGACGGCGTGGACCTGATGGAAGCGCACCGTAACGCCCTTGGCCTCTGATTTAACTTAACGGCGCGGTGATCCGCGCCAGTATCTGATTAACAGGAAACGAACATGAGCGACAAGCTGACTGAAAAAACCGTACAACTGGATACGCCCATCATGCGCGGCAAAACCCAAATCACCGAAATTGTGCTGCGTAAGCCGCAGTCCGGTGCGCTGCGCGGCACCCGCCTGCAGGCCATTATGGATATGGACGTGGGGGCCATGATGACAGTGATCCCGCGTATTTCCACCCCGACGCTGACCGCACAGGAAATGGCTGAACTGGACCCCGCCGATCTCACCGCGCTGTCGGTCGAGGTGGTGACTTTTTTGTTGAAGAAGTCGGTGCTTGCCGGTTTACCGACAGCCTGACGATTGATGACCTGGTGGCGGATATCGCCACCATCTTTCACTGGTCGCCGTCCATCACTGACGTTATGCCGCTGACTGAGGTGCTGGAGTGGCGGCACAAAGCGATTCAGAGAAGCGGGGCCAGCGATGAGTGACAATAACCTGCGTCTGCAGGTGATCCTGAATGCGGTTGACAAACTCACCCGCCCATTTCGATCCGCGCAGGCCAGCTCAAGGGAGCTGGCTGCTGCTGTCAAAAAATCCCGCGATGCAATAAAGCAGCTTGATCAGGCCGGGAGCAGTCTGGACAGCTTCCGAAAGCTACAGGCAGAAAATCAGAAACTGGGCGACCGGCTGAACTATGCCCGCCAGCGTGCAAATTTACTCAGTCATGAGCTGGGTGCGATGGGGCCGCCTTCCCAACGGCAGGTTGTTGCTCTGGGCCGTCAACAGCTGGCTGTTCAGCGTCTGGAAGAACGCCAGAAAAAGCTGCAGCAGCAGACTGCGCTGGTGCGCGCAGAGCTTTATCGTGCCGGTATTTCAGCCAGTGATGGTGCCAGCGCGACGGCCCGCATTGCCCGTGAAACAATGCGTTATAACAGGCAGCTTTCTGAACAGGAAGCCAGGTTACGACGTGTAGGGGAGCAACAGCGAAAAATGCACGCCGCCCGTGCGGCATACTCCAGGAGTCTTGAGGTAAGGGATCGCATTGCAGGAGCCGGGGCCACCACCACGGCAGCGGGGCTGGCAATGGGCGCGCCGGTTATGGCTGCAGTTAAGAGCTACGCCAGTATGGAAGATGCCATGAAAGGCGTGGCAAAGCAGGTAAACGGGCTGCGGGACGATAACGGCAACCGTACAAAACAGTTTTATGACATGCAGGATGCCATCAAGGCTGCCAGTGAGCAACTGCCGATGGAGAATGGCGCTATAGACTATGCCGCGCTGGTTGAGGGGGGCGCGCGCATGGGCGTGACCAACCAGGACGACCCTTACGAAGACCAGAAACGTGACCTGCTGGCCTTTGCATCCACGGCAGCAAAAGCTGCAACGGCCTTTGAGCTGCCCGCCGATGAGCTGGCGGAAGGGCTGGGGAAAATCGCACAGCTCTATAAAGTTCCGACGCGCAATATTGAACAACTGGGCGATGCGCTGAACTACCTGGACGATAACGCCATGTCAAAGGGCGGGGACATTATCAACGTCCTGCAGCGTATGGGGGGCGTGGCTGACCGCCTTGACTTCCGAAAGGCCGCAGCGCTGGGTTCAACATTCCTTTCTTTGGGGGCTGCCCCGGAAATCGCCGCCAGCGCCTCTAATGCCATGGTGCGTGAACTGTCTATTGCCACCATGCAAAGTAAACGCTTCTTTGAAGGTATGGACCTGCTGAAACTCAATCCGGCGGAGATTGAAAAGCAGATGACCACCGATGCCATGGGCACCATCCAGCGGGTTCTGGAGAAGGTCAACAATCTGCCGCAGGATAAACGCCTGTCAGCCATGACAATGATTTTTGGCAAAGAGTTTGGTGATGATGCGGCAAAGCTGGCTAACAACCTGCCGGAGCTGCAGCGCCAGCTGAAACTCACATCAGGCAGTGGTGCTAATGGTTCCATGCAGAAAGAATCCGACATTAACAAGGATTCATTGTCTGCGCAGTGGTTGCTGGTTAAGACGGGCGCGCAGAACGCTTTCAGCAGCCTGGGGGAAACGTTGCGTCAGCCGCTAATGGATATTATGGGCATGGTTAAGGGCGTGACCGGGGCGCTGCGTCGCTGGGTGGAGCAGAATCCCATGCTGGCTGGCACGCTGATGAAAGTGGCGGCGGCTACGGCGGCTGTCACTGTCGGGCTGGGTACACTTGCCGTGGCAGTGGCTGCTGTGCTGGGGCCGATTGCGGTAATTCGGTTTGGCCTGTCAGTGCTGGGTGTAAAAACATTACCTTCCGTTGCTGCAGCGGTAACACGTACTGGCGGTGCCCTGTCATGGCTGGCAGGTGCGCCACTTTCCCTGTTGCGTCGGGGTATGGCGTCATCCGGTGGCAGTGTCGGGTTACTGAGTGCCCCGCTTAATTCCCTGCGTCGCTCAGCCGGAATGGCGGGTAATGCACTGAAAACGGTCGCAGGTGCGCCGCTTGCCGTGTTCCGTGCCGGTATGTCAGGCATCCGTAATGTTATCGGTATGGTGATGAACCCGCTGGCGGCGTTGCGGGGTGGGCTGACAGCTACCGGTGGCGTATTGCGTTTTCTTGTTTCTGGTCCGCTGGCATTACTTCGCGGCGCGCTGTTTGGTATTTCCGGCCTGCTGGGTGCGCTGCTCAGTCCGATAGGGCTGGTTGTGGCTGCGCTGGCTGGTGTGGCGCTGGTTGTGTGGAAATACTGGCAGCCCATCAGTGCATTTCTGGGGGGCGTTGTGGAAGGGTTCAAAGCCGCTGCTGCACCCATCAGCGCCGCCTTTGAGCCGCTCAGACCCGTGTTTCAGTGGATTGGTGACAGGGTGCAGGCCTTGAGGGGCTGGTTCAATGATTTGCTGACCCCGGTTAAATCCACTTCCGAAGAACTGAACAGCGCAGCTGCAATGGGGCGCCGGTTTGGTGAGGCGCTGGCGGAAGGTCTGAATATGGTGATGCACCCGCTGGAATCACTTAAATCTGGTGTGTCGTGGCTGCTGGAAAAGCTCGGTATTGTCAGTAAAGAGGCGGCAAAGGCGAAACTGCCCGCGCAGGTTACGCAGCAGCAGTCCGCCACGGTGAACAGTGACGGCAAAGTGGTGCTGCCGCCCGGCGGGTTCCCGGCTTACGCGGGGATGTACGACACGGGCGGGATCATTCCACGCGGGCAGTTTGGCATTGTTGGAGAAAATGGCCCTGAAATTGTGAACGGACCGGCAAATGTCACCAGCAGGCGGCGTACTGCTGCGCTGGCCTCTGTCGTTGCTGGCGTGATGGGGGTAGCTGCGACACCTGCAGAAGTGGCTCCGCTTCATCCGTTCAGTCTGCCTGCGAGGGCATACCAGAAGCAGCCAGTGAAGGCTGACAGCCCGCCGTCAGTTATTCGTTATGAGATAAATGCGCCCATTCATATCGTCGCGCAGCCGGGACAGAGTGCGCAGGATATTGCCCGTGAAGTGGCACGCCAGCTTGACGAGCGGGAACGCAGAGCCAGGGCAAAAGCGCGCAGCAATTTCAGCGATCAGGGGGGGTATGAATCATGATGATGGTGCTGGGTTTATATGTATTTATGCTGCGCACTGTCCCTTATCAGGAACTGCAGTATCAGCGCAGCTGGCGACATGCCGCCAACAGCCGGGTGAACCGCCGTCCGTCAACGCAGTTTCTTGGCCCGGATAACGATTCACTGACACTGTCCGGGGTTCTGTTGCCGGAAGTCACCGGGGGCAGGCTGTCATTGCTGGCGCTGGAGTTGATGGCAGAGCAGGGCAAAGCCTGGCCTTTGATTGAAGGCAGCGGAACCATTTACGGCATGTTTGTTATTGAGAGTCTGAGCCAGACAAAGACGGAGTTTTTTGCCAGCGGCATGCCCAGGCGCATTGAGTTTACGATCACCCTCAAACGGGTTGATGAGTCGCTGTCTGACATGTTCGGGAGTCTGAGTGACCAGCTCAGCAACCTGCAGGACTCTGCTGCCTCTGCGATTGGGGGGATTAAAAACACGGTAGGAGGATTGCTGCAGTGAACGTTAATTCTGATTTCCTGAATCTGCACAGCAAAAGCCCGGCATTCAGTATCGTCATTGAAGGTAAGGACGTGACGACCGTGCTGGATACCCGCCTGATGAGTCTGACGCTGACGGATAACCGGGGCTTTGAAGCGGACCTGCTTGAACTGGAGCTGGACGACGCCGACGGGCTGATCGCCATGCCGCGACGTGGGGCAGTGATTCAGCTGGCGCTGGGCTGGAAAGGCCAGCCGCTTTTCCCTAAAGGGGCTTTTACTGTGGATGAAATTGAACACAGCGGTGCCCCTGACCGGCTGACCATCCGGGCGCGTAGCGCAGATTTCCGTGAAACCCTCAATACACGGCGCGAAAAATCATGGCATCAGACAACGGTGGGGGAGGTGGTAAAGGAAATAGCCGCCCGGCATAAGCTCAAAATGGCGCTGGGTAAAGACCTGACGGATAAGGCGCTGGATCATCTGGACCAGACCAATGAAAGCGATGCAAGTTTTCTGATGAAACTGGCGAGACAGTATGGGGCGATTGCTTCCGTTAAGGACGGGAATCTGCTGTTTATCCGGCAAGGACAGGGAAGAACGGCGAGCGGCAAGCCACTGCCGGTTATCACCATCACGCGCAAAGCCGGTGACGGTCATCGGTTCACCCTTGCTGATCGTGGTGCCTATACCGGTGTTATTGCCAGCTGGTTGCATACGCGTGAACCCAGGATAAAAGAGACAACCAGTGTTAAGCGTCGTCGAAAGAAAACCACCACACCCAAAGAGCCGGAAGCAAAACAGGGCGATTATCTGGTGGGAACGGATGAAAACGTGCTGGTTCTTAATCGTACATACGCCAACCGGAGCAATGCAGAGCGCGCAGCAAAAATGCAGTGGGAGCGTCTGCAGCGTGGGGTTGCTTCATTCTCCCTGCAGCTCGCTGAGGGACGGGCTGATCTCTATACGGAAATGCCGGTGAAGGTTACAGGGTTTAAGCAGCCGATTGATGATGCAGAATGGACCATTACCACCCTGACGCATTCTGTCAGCCCAGATAATGGATTTACGACCAGCATGGAGCTTGAAGTAAAGATTGATGATTTAGAAATGGAATAAATAAGTTCTTAATATTGATTCTTTGTGTATCATTATTGAGATTTTAACGGTGGCGGAGAAGAAAAAAATGATGAATTGCCCAAAGTGTGGACATGCGGCGCACACCCGGAGCAGTTTTCAGGTTACTGATAGCACGAAGGAGCGTTACTGCCAGTGCCAGAACATTAATTGCGGCAGCACATTTGTCACCCATGAAACGGTTGTACGATTTATCGTTACGCCGACAATAATCAATAATGCCCCGCCACACCCTACGCCAGGTGGTCAAGGGCACATGAATTTTTAAAACAAGAACCTGCTGCGGCAGGTTTTTTTATATATCAGGAATTTCACCCGTTTCTATAAAATGCACAAAACTTTCTTCATCAATGATGATCGTACCCTTCATGCGTGCAGCATTTACTTTGGAAGGACCTGCATTGTATCCGCAACAGAGCATCTGCAGATTTTGAGTAACTGAACTTCTCACTGTCAGGCTGTTAGCCTCGGCAACTTCAATCAAACGCTCTTTATCCGCCTTTTTGAAACCTGTAAAACAGATGTCAAAAGTTAGAGTTTTAGGCTTGGTCGCTTTGGTTAGATGGATGTAATTTTCTGGTAGAAAGGACAGACAGGCTTGCTGTGCTTCATCAGCAGATGTGCATTCTTGAAGTATTCTATCTTTACGAAATGTTCTTATTGAATGAGCTGATTGGCATATACCCTGAATGTGGTTTTCGCTGTGGCTAACACTGCTTATTGAATGGGCACCAATGCGCGCATTCGCATTGATGTAAACAAAGTGCATTTCTTCCAT